TATGAATCAAAGCAATCCACTTCATGTGGGTTTTTTTTTGCTCTAAATTCTCCAGTAAACACTAAGAAATCAAAGAAACTTTGAATAAAATGTAATAAAAGTATTGTTTTATTAAATGTTTGTTGTATCTTTGGGTATAATTAAACACGTAAAAAAACAAACATTATGAAAAATTTAGCAATCGGTACAGAAGTAAACTACACTTTAACATCAATCTTTAATTCACCAATATATAAGGAGTCTAAGGTGGTAAGATTCCATGACAATTATGTGTGGCTTGAGAATGGGGATAAGATGTTTAGTGAAGCATTGTCAGTAAACAATACAATTGATTGTTTAGAACAAGAAATTGAGAAGATAAAAAATAAGTTAGATCGTCCAATGTTTGATGGAAAAAATAATGAAAATTTAAAGCATTACTTAGAGCAAAAAATTATAGATCTGAGTAAATAAAAACTTGGGATCCCCATTTTTTAAACATCAAAATCAAATCAAAATGAAAAATATTGCAATCCAGATCATGAACATTGAGCAAATGATTGATGATGAAGTGAATGCTGAAGGTGCTCAGCTCACCAACGAAGAAATGGAAACTTTATATTCTGATCTCCATAAAATGGAAACTTTATATTTTGAGCTCCAAAAATTGCAAATGTTAAGACATGGAGATCTTCAGGATATAGAAGTGGAGATCCATAACAATACAAAATTCAAAATTAAGAAATAATTTAAAAGTGGTTTGAAGATAAAAACTTAGACAATGCGTAAGTTTTCCACTTTTTTTCAATTAAAATCGAAGGTAATACTAATTAAGTACAGGATCATTGTGAAAGTATACAAAGTATGTTGTATCTTTGAGGCATGAATAACGCAAACATAAACACTGAAAACATGTACTTAACTACAAATCCATCAACATTCATCTACGACTCACTAAAAGCTGGACTCACATCTGACTCTGTATTCAGTGCAGACTTTACAATAGAACGTATCAAGGATCTCACAATTGGCGAAAGCGTAACTATTCTCTGGAGCAATGGAGGGATCAATCTAATAACCAGAACAAGTGAATCAGTTTGGGGATCAAAGTGGAACTAAAAAATCAAATCAAAATGAATCAAGATCTCAAAAACAAAATGGTTGCTATGAAAATAGAAGCAGAAACAGAAATGGTATATTATCGCAATCGTATGAATGAATGTATTGATGAAGGACATGAGAATGGAACGATGCTACACTTTCAAGCTAAATTCAACGAAGCAAAACAATATTTCAAGGGTGTGATGGACACACTCAATCTAATAGCACAAGATCAAGCAAAATGAATAAATTAATAAAAAAGTTGGATGAAGTTTATAGTGATGTCCTTGTCTTCGGAGACAGCAAAAAAGTTAATAATATTTTGAGTTTAATAGACGAGTTGCAAAATAAAATAGAAGAACTATGAAAAATTCAGTAAAAAAAGAGCTCAGTGAATACATCACTGAAAGGATTGAAGAGATCCAGAGATATGATGGCAGAGAGATGGCAGAACTGCATCATCATCTGTTCAATGAGGATTATTACATCATTGGATATTTCCAAGCAGCTGAATGGCTGAAAGATCATAACATCAGCGAATGGGAAGCGATCCAGACATGTCAGGAATATGAGAAAGATAATTTTGGAGAAGTAACAATATATGACAATGCAGAAAAAACTGTGAATATGTTGGTGTATATCTGGGGCGAAGAATTATTGAGTGACATGAATTTATTGTGAAATTATTTGTACCTTTACAATCTAAACAGATATAAAATGGACATAAGGAAAACACTTGAGGTATTGAATAGATTACTGGATCAAACAGAATACTCTATTGAATACAATGGCAAGAGACTGGATGATGCAAAGAAAGAATGTATCAAGGATTCCAACACAAAAATGTGGATTGAAGCGAATGAGGAAAGGATGATCAGATACACTGAAGAAATCGAAGCAATCAGGCAAGCGATCAGGAACACTCAGAGGCAGAAGGAATATGAAGACTGGACAAACAAGAATTTTTAATATAAACCCCTAAAACATAAAACATGGGAATCAAGAAAAGTGAGGCAAAACAGCTCCAAAAAACTGTTGTAACTATGGCTGAAATTTTGAGCCAGATGACGAATGAAACTGGCAAGATCTCAGAGATCGCAACAGCTCTCACAAACAGAGCTCAGGACAATCAGAAAGAGTCACAAATCAAGACAGCACAAGAAATCAATGAAGTGATGATTGAACTCTCAACATCTCTTGGAATAATCGGAGCAGCTTTGCAGAAAGCTCTCAAAATTAAATAAGCTAAACAGATGACAAATTTTAACACAGAAATACACGAGAAAGTTTCATTACTTTCTAAGGCAACAGAATCAATTCTTACTACCAACATTGTAAAGCTGGGAGATGATAAGAAATTCAAAAGAAAGAACACCAGATGGAAGATGATGATCAGTATGTTGAATGGATCATGTCTGCTATTCAAAACAGTTTCAGACATGGCAACAACAGAGGCAAATCAAAGTGCTGTGGTTCTGGATCTGATCGACAGTCTGGAAATCACATATGAGACATGTAGATTGTATGGAGTGACATTTGATGAAACTGAGGAACTTCTGACTGCTTGGCACTCTGGACACAAATGGTGTTTGAAGAAAGAAGGTAATATGAAAACAATCTCTCCAGATACAGCTCTCAATCTTTTCGATCATGAATAATCCATACAGCGATTGTTGCGGAGCAGAAACGACAGAAACAGAAATGGGAATATGTCCTGACTGCTTAGAGCACTGTGAATTTTCAACTGAGGAATCATGAGTAAAGAGATCAACACAGAAACAGCTGCATTCTATCTTCAGGACTACATTGAAGGCATCAGAACGGATGGAGCGTTTGAAGAATCAAGGAAATACAGCGCACAACAATTCATCCAGTATCTCATTAACTGGCACGTTGAACCAGCTCAAAGCAATTTAGAGCGCAATACAGAGCATGATGAACAAAAGTGATAGCAATACAAGGCAAATTGATAAAGACAGCTTAAAAGATGGCCTTCTGGCTTTACATGAGGCTGAGTGGATGGAATGTCAAGCACGTTTGAATGCAATCGGATATGAAAGAGAGACAAAAGGGATGCCATATGACAACCCAATGGTCATGATTGAATCCACTTTGTTTGACATCGAATGCAAAACAGAGATGCTGAAGAAATTACTCAATCAATACATACTGAAATGAGTGATCATATTTCAGCCCTAACTGGTGAAGTTGTAAATTCAGGACAGTCTCTGGATGTATTTGGAAACGTTCTAACAACTGACACGATTTCAGCGTATGATCTTGCTCACAAATACAACAAGTCAATCACAGCTCTTGTGAATGGACAATATGTTGGATGGGGATATACTCCCTCCTTCATTTATTTCAAACATAACAGAGAGAAATTTGATGATATTTCAGAGATTACATATTGGGGTGATTATAACAGTGAGAAACATTGCAGATATCATGCGATCGTGCTCATAGCATGTGGAGGATATGATCCAAAACAGTTTTATTGTGAAAGATCTTCAGATCAGGACAATGAATACTATTGGACGCATGTACGTGGTTCAGTTTTATCCAAGAGTAAAACACAAAAAATCAATTTCAAATCCAGACACGATGATTCTGGATTCACAATCAAAGAAAATAAATAAACTAAAATGAAAAATTCAAAAATAACAGCATTGCAAAGCAATGGAACGTGGGAAACAAAGCGAGGTGATACAATGTACTCTTTCGAGATCCAGTTTGAAGATGAGCAAGTTGGACAATGTAATGCCAAGACAGCTGAACCACCATACGCACTTGGTGATACGGTGTTCTATGAGGTAACAAGATCCACAAATTTTGGTGATGTATTGAAGGTCACAAAGAATGATCCATCTGCATTCAATGGAACATCAAATGGGGCACCGAAAAACGATGAGGTGAAGAAAAACATTGAAAATTCATGGGCCATCAAAACAGCTGTGATGATCATTGGAGAATGTAAAGCTGAAACCTATGATGAATATCTGGAACAGATGGCTATCTTGGCACGAATTTTATTACTTGAACGCGATAATTTAAACTAATGAAAAAGAACACAAACGGATTCAAGTCATATATCGTGAAGATGTATGGATCTCAATCAAACATGGCAAACTCGCTGAACGTTTCAACGAACACAGTGAACAACTGGGTGAATAAAAACCCGATGCCAGTGCTGAGGCACTCAGATACTATCCTGAGACAATGTGATACAACAGCTCAGGAACTTATGTCTGAGGTATTATATCATAAGGATCAGGTAAGTTGAACAGAGATCTTTGTTTCAGCTCTGAAGCTGCTCAAACGTATGGTGTAGATGAGGCAGTGATGCTTCACCACCTTGCGTTTTGGGTGTTCAGAAATAAGCTCAATAATGTCAATCTAATTGATGGACATACTTGGACATGGAACAGTGCGAGAGCTTACAGTGAGATCTTTCCTTTCTGGTCAAAGGATCAGATCAGAAGAATTTTGATGAGCTTGGAAAAGAAGGGAGCTGTCATATCTGCTATTCACAACAGAGCTGGATGGGATCGAACAAAGTGGTACACTGTCTCTGAAGTAGTACAGAAATTTTATCAATTTGAGAAAGTACAGAATGCATCTGGTGAAACCACGAAATGCAAAGTGAAGAAACGCAAAATGGATGTGGCGAAACCACGTCACCAATACCAGATAGAGACAAAAGATAGAGACAAGATAGAAACACAGATAGTATATCCTTATGATAGTGATGAGTTTTTAAATCTCTGGAATATGTGGAAAGAAGATCGCAAAAATAGAAAGATCAAAAAGTATACTCAGGTAGGTGAACAAACGGCTCTCAAAAAATTGCAAGATGAAAGCAATGATGATGAGAGTACAGCAATTAAAATGATACAAAACTCAATAGCAAATGGATATCAAGGGATCTTTCCAATTAACAACAAAGGAAAAAACAATACAGCTCCACAAAAATTCGACAAAGACAAGCTGCTTAATCATCTTGAACAAACTCGCAACTCTTAAACCAGTTGATGCGTGGCATCAGGGAACGAATGTGAGGACAGCAATGAAATACGATGAGATCACAACTTTTGCGGCCTTATATGCCATTACAAAAGACATGCTGGACTATCTTGAGATGAATAAAACTCTCAGAACACAAGACGAGATTCAACATGCTGTTTCAGTTTTATTGAATGAATTTCCAGCGTATAAATTAGAGGAATGGAAAGTGGTGATGGACAGATTCAAAGCTGGATATTTCGGCAATATGTTTGAACGTCTCAAACTGCCAGAATTAAGAGAGGCATTTTTGAAGTATGAAGATGAAAGATCAATCATGATGGAGAACAACTATCAGGAGACAAAGAAAATCGAACCAGAACCACTGTCAGATGATCAGAGAATCATAATGAAGCAGATAGTGAAAGATCTCAAACTTCCAGAACCAGATACAAATCACAAAGGGAGATGGGATCACATACATCATCCACATACAACAGAATGAAATCATGACAAACAATGAACTACATGAGTGGGCAAGGATTAATCTATTGCCACAAGAAGATGAAGCAACTCGTTTAAGATTCGCCGAAGGAAATGAATCTTATGATGAGGATTATATTTTAGAAATGTATAATTTTAACAAAACAAACAAGAATGATATGTCCAATATGTAAAACAAATTTGTGCTGGGGTGGAGATGACTCATATGAAGATTATGAAATGGAAGGCGATGGAATTGTCTCAAATTCAAGCTGTGTCAATGATCAGTGTGATGTTGATATCGTTCTCATATACTCAAAATTCAAATGATGGAACTCAAATTACTAAGATTCAATAACAGCTCAGATTCAACGAATGGGATTCTGTTTGACATAACAAATGAACCGAAATTTCTGTGCTACACTCTGGAAGATGAACCCAGAAAAGTAAAAGTAAATGGAGAGACTTGCATTCCAGTTGGGATCTACGATCTGGGATTCCGAAAGGTTGGAAGATTAAATGACAAATATGCTTTTAGATTTCCAGAGCTACATGTGGGAATGATTGAGATTCAAGATGTGCCAAATTTCAAATATATTTTAATACATTGTGGCAATACAGATGAAGACACGTCTGGATGTTTACTGCTTGGAGACACGCAAGAGAATAACAACATCAGAGAAAATGGATTTGTTGGAAAAAGCACTCAGGCTTATTTCAGGATATACAAATACATATCTGATGCTCTTTCAGCTGGAGAAGAATGTACAATTATGATCACAGATTTCATATACAAATGAGCGAGAGAAGCAAAGCCAAAAAAGCATGTGATAAAGCATTCAGCAGATTTGTGAGATTGTCATGTGCAGATGAATTTGGAATGATTAATTGTTTCACTTGTGACAAGCGCAAGATGTGGAACGAAGTTGATTGCGGTCACTTTCAAACGAGAGCAAAACATTCTGTGAGATGGTTGTATGAACCTGAGAACGGATTGATCAATGCATCTGCCCAGTGTAAACAATGCAACATGAGTAATGGAGGCCATTCGTATCAGTTCGGAAAGAAGATGGATGAGGTCTATGGGCCAAATAAAGCCGATACAGTCGTTCAAATGTCCAATGTGATACACAAGTACACAATTCAAGAGATACGCGATCTAACGAGCTCATTTGAAGCGAGAGCAAAATCAATGCTTGAAAAGTATTAGGAAACAAAACTTATGTGCTTATATTTGAAGTTGTGGTAAAAGACTACATTTCAAAGAATTATGATGCCATCAAAAAAATGGCGTGTACTATTGCGAAACAGAGTGTGATTGACTGTGAAGAACTCTGTCATATTGTTGTTTTGAGTATCTTGGAAAGTGATCAGAGCAAGATTGAGGAATTAATCAAAAAAAAACAGCTCAGATATTGGATGGCAAGGATGATGATGAATCAATACAACTCCAGTACGTCACCTTTTCACTACACTTACAGAAAACCAGCTGAGAGGCATAGACTTGCAAAGGATGATATTCTTCTGTGGTTTGATTCTGACATGGAAAAGAAGATCCAAGATGAAGAAAAGATTGATTTCATCAACTCAACTCTTTCAGATCTCCCATATTTTGACAAGACAGTGACAGAAATATACTATGAGCACAATCACTCACTGAGAACGATGGCACAAGATACTGGAATCAGTCGCACAACATTATTCAAAGCAATAAAACGCACAAAAAATGAGCTCAAAAAACAAGCCAAGCAAAGGACTTGGTGACACGATTGAAAAGGTCACAGAATTTCTTGGCCTGAAGTCAGCAGTGGAATCAGTATTTGGAGAAGATTGTGGATGTGATGAGAGAAAAGAGAAATTAAACAAACTCTTTCCATATGGAGCACATATGAGTGTGGAAGATCGTGAGCTTTATTCCAAACATTTAACCACATGGAAGCGAGGTGGAAAAGTTACAGCCACAGAACAACGTCTGGCAATAGACATCTGGATCAGAAGCACAAACAAGAAAAGAAAATTTTCAAATTGTAGCTCATGTGTGAAATCATTTATGGAACAAATTGAAAAACTTTATGAAAACAGCTGTGAAAATTGAAACGATAAAAATATCAGAGATTGTACCAAATGAAAACAATCCAAGAATCATCAAAGAAGATAAGTTTGAAAGACTTGTTGAAAGCATCAAGAACTTTCCAGAGATGCTTCATGTTCGTCCTCTTGTTATAGATGAAAACAATGTTGTTCTGGGTGGAAACATGAGATTGAAAGCATGTATTGAAGCTGGATTGAAAGATCTGCCAGTGATTAGATGTACAAACTGGAACGAGGAAAGAAAGACAGAGTTTATCATCAAAGACAATGTAGGATTTGGAGAATGGGATTGGAATATATTGGCAAATGAGTGGGACGTACATCCACTTGTGGACTGGGGACTGGATGTCTGGCAACCTGAAAATGAAATTGATCTTGATGATTTCTTTTCAGATCCAGAACAAACAGATGATGCAGAAACATATAAGATTCAATTGCAATATGATCAAAAAAAATATGAAATAATACGCAACAAATTGGATCAAATAGATGGCAGTGATGAGGATGTCATATATGAGTTGTTGATGAAATGAATGTTCATCTTGCTGGAATTTATTCTCGTCCTCATCTATTAAAAGAACATATGAAATTATACATTGCTGGAAGTAATGATGGGCACAAGTGGTCAGGTGATCACAATGAAACAATTGAAAAGAACAAACCTTATATTCTTGAATCGTTTTATTATTTGAGAGAACAAACAGAGTACATGAAAAAGATGTTTACTCACTTCACAGATTTCTTACTTGATAGTGGAGCGTTTACATTTCTGAACGGAAATACAGAAAAATGCAACTGGGATGAATACACTGAGAAATATGCCAAGTTCATAAACACATACAATGTTAATCTGTTTTTTGAATTGGATATTGATCCAATAGTAGGATTGAAAGAAGTAGAAAGATTGAGAGAAAAACTTGAAAAATTAACAAACAAAAAATGTATTCCAGTATGGCACAGATCCAGAGGACTTGAATACTGGCATCAAATGACAAAAAAATACAATTATGTTGCAATTGGAGGGATTGTGACAAAAGAGATTAAAAGAAAGGAACATGGTATTTTCACACAACTGTTAAAAATAGCATACAATAACAAATGCAAAGTGCATGGCCTTGGATATACAAATATGAGTGGCATGAAAAAGTATAAATTTTATTCCGTTGATTCAACTTCATGGCTGTATGGAAATCGTGGTGGATACCTTTATCAATTTGATGGTGTAAACATGAACCAGATAAAACCAGAAAATAAAAGATTGAAAGGCAGAGAGGCAGCAAAACATAATTTCAATGAATGGATCAAGTACCAAAAATACGCAGAAACAAACCTATGAAAAAAGCAATTATTCTACTGAGTGGTGGACAAGATTCAACCACATGTTTATACTGGGCGTTGAAAAAATTTGATGAAGTGATAGCAGTCGGATTCGATTATGGACAACAACACAAACAAGAATTAAAACAAGCACAGAAGATTGCAGATGCGGTTAATGTAAAGTATCATATTTTTAATGTTGAGGGATTAGTTGGAAAAAGTAGTTTGACAGAACACACAGATCACAATGAACCCAGCAAATTAAATAAAGATTTGCCATCATCATTCACTGCTGGAAGAAATATATTATTCATATCAATCGCATCTGCATTTGGAACTGATCATGGAGTGACTGATCTGATCACTGGTGTATGTCAAACAGATTTTTCAGGTTATCCAGATTGCAGAAGATCAACAATGGATGCTTTGCAATTGACATTATCTTTAGGATTAGGAGCTGGTGATATACGGATCCACACTCCATTAATGTATCTAACAAAAGCAGAGACATGGAAAATGGCAGCAAATCTTGATTGTGTAGATGTCATCATCAATGACACTCTGACTGACTATAACGGCAATTTAAAGAAGAATGAATGGGGAATGGGTGTAATAGACAACCCAGCAACAGAACTTCGTGTAAATGGCTTCTATGAAGCTAAAAAGAACAACTGGATTTGAAGATCATAAAAAAATATCATTTCTACGCAGCTCACAGAAACAAATGTGCTGGAGAAAAGTGTGGAAGATTACATGGTCACACATATCATGTGAAAGTTCATCTGGAGTTTCCAAAGTGGAAGAAAGATGTCTCAATTTTATTTCAAGAAATTGACAAGAAATGTGAGAATGTTCTGAAATTATATGATCACTTCTTATTGCTTTATATTAGCGATCCATTGGCAAGTGTTTTGTATGATGCAGATGAACCATTCCATCCACTTCCATTTGAGACATCAGCAGAGAACATGGCAAAACATCTATATCATCAAATCGAAGAAACTGGATTGCCAATTTCAAGACTTGAATTAGCAGAAACAGAATCCTCAAACATTATCTATGAACCTACCAATTAGCGAAATTTTCTACTCCTTACAAGGCGAAGGATTGAGAACTGGCACAGCGAATACTTTTGTCAGAATACAAGGCTGCAAAGCTCAACACGCTTGTTATGCTCAAGGCATAAGATGTGACACAGAATTTACCAGTGGAACAGATTACACTCTGGACGAAATACACGACATGATTCAAGATCTTGGAAAAGGTTGTATGAACATCATCTGGACTGGTGGAGAACCAGCTGACAGAGTAAATGAAGATGTGGTCAAATGGTTCAAAGACAAAGGATATTATCAGTGTATTGAAACATCTGGTTTGTTTCCAGTTACTGATCTGCTTGATTATGTCACAATCTCTCCAAAGGTAGCTGAACATGTTATTGCAAAGAACTTTAAACACGTTGATGAATTAAGATATGTACGTCACAAAGGTCAAAGCGTCCCAGTCCCTACAATTACAGCAGACAGCTATTGTATTTCACCACACAGTGATGGAATGGATATCAACTCTGAAAACTTACAGCACTGCATTCAATTATGTTTGGACAATCCAGAGTGGAGATTGAGTGTACAAAATCACAAAATATGGATGGTACTATAACAGAAAAACAAGCAGAAGAATATCTGTCAAAAGTTCTTCAATATTTGAAAGAAGATCCAGAGCGTGAAGGACTTGTTGAAACTCCCAAGAGGTATCTGAAGTTCATGAAAGAATTTCTTTCACCTCCTGATTTCAAATACACCAGCTTTAAAAATGAAGGCACTGATGATATGATCGTTCAAAAAAACATACCTTTCTTTTCATTGTGTGAACATCATATTGCTCCCTTCTTTGGAGTGGCTCATGTGGCATATATCCCAAATGGAGAAATTATTGGATTAAGTAAACTGGCAAGAACAGTTGAAACATATTCCAGACGCTTACAGAATCAGGAACGCATCACACAACAGATTGCAGAGCGTTTAATGGACGAACTCAACGCAAAGGGTGTAGCAGTCGTCATGGAGGCAGAACACCTCTGTATGGCGATGAGAGGCGTGAAGAAGCATGGAGTGACAACAACAACCAGCAAGATGATGGGAAAATTCTTTGATGAAAGCAAAACACGTAACGAATTTATGCAACTGATCAAATGAATAAAACGGAATTAAAAAAGAAAGCAATGATGGAGGCACTTGAAAAATCACTTGGTGTGGTAACTCAAGCGTGTAAAATTGCCAGTGTATCCAGAACACAATACTATCAATGGCTGAAAGATGATCCAGACTTCAAAAGACAAACAGATGACATTGCAGAGATCGCAATTGACTTTGCTGAGAGCAAATTGCACTCTCTAATCAGTCAGGAAAATGTCCCAAGTACGATCTTCTATTTGAAGACGAAAGGAAAGAAACGTGGCTATGTAGAAACGCAAGATCTGACAATCTCAGAACCAAATAAAAAACCCAGCTGGATCACAAGCGAGGATGAAGCAGAGTAAATCATACTATGACTGCAAGAACTGTGATACTCGAATCCAAATCCATCAGGGAGGAACGAGATCTGGCAAGACCTATTCCATATGTCAGACATTAATTGAATGGTGTGTAAACAATCCAAATGCTGGATGGGTGATCACCATCATCAGAAAAACAATGCCAAGTTTGAAAGCCAGTGTGATGAGAGACTTCTTTCAGATATTAGAAAAAGAAGAATGGTATTCTCCAGCGAACCACAACAAATCAAACTCACAATATATTCTTTTTGGAAATATGATTGAATTTGTTTCAATCGATATGCCACAGCGTATTCGTGGAAGGAAAAGACACATTGCATTTTTGAATGAGTGCAATGAATTAACGTATGAAGATTTCACTCAGACAATTCTGAGAACATCAGAGATCCTGATCATGGATTTTAACCCATCAGATGTATTTTCATGGATATATGACAAGGTTATGATCAGAGAGGATGCAACTTTCTTCCAGACAACATATCTGGACAATCCATTCTTGGATGAAAACACGATTAAAGAAATTGAATACTTAAAAATTACAGATGAAAACTATTGGAGAATATATGGACTGGGTGAAAGAGGTCTAAACATAGCAGCTATCTTTCCACATTTCAATCAGGTAGATGAAACTCCAGACAGAGCACAGTTCATTTCATTTGGATTAGATTGGGGATTTACAAATGATCCCAGTGCACTCATATCGGTGTACAAAGATGGTCTGGATCTATATGTTGAAGAACACTTGTATGAAACTGGCTTGACAAATAATGATCTGATAAGAAAAATGAAAGATCTTGGAATTGAACGCCAAGAGATTATTGCAGATTCAGCCGAGCCGAAATCGGTAACTGAGCTTTCAAGAAATGGATTTTTAATCAAGGGCGCAAAGAAAGGGCCAGACAGCATAAGACTGGGCATTGACGTAATGAAACGCCACAGAATAAACATAACAAAGCAAAGCACAAATCTAATCAAGGAGATGCAATCATATAAGTGGAAAACTGACAGAGATGGCAAGCAGATCAATCAACCAGAAAGTGGAAATGATCATGCCATTGATGCACTCAGATATGTGTGTTTAAATAAACTGATGGAAAACTACTCAGGAAAATATTATATATCATAATCAATGTTTACTCATACCACCTTAAAAACCGCAAATACCGCAAACCTTCCCAACCTTCCCAAAAAATGAAAATAACAGTACCAACATCCATAGCAGATATTTCTGTCAGCAAATGGATCACACTATCTCAGACTGAAGATGTAGTTCAGAGGGTTTCAATACTCTGTGACATCACACCAGATGTTGTCAAAAGTATGACAATTGAAAGCATGGAAACTGTGAATGCATTATTGGAAGAACTTGAAGATCCCGCTGAAACACAATATCAATTCTTTCCAATCATCGAACTCAATGGTGAGATGTATGGTGTACATCCTAATCTCTCAGAGCTCACTGTTGGAGAATACGCAGATCTGGAAACTGCATGTGCTGACACAGATCAAAATCTGCTTCAGATACTTTCTATCCTTTACAGAAAGATAACTCAACAGAGCAAAGATTTCTACCAGATTGAACCATACTCAGGGAATGAAAATCAAGAGATATTCAATGAGATGAAAATGGATAAAGTATTTTCGTTGCTCGCTTTTTTTTTGAATATCGGTCTGATCTTTATGAAAGATTCCAGCCGATCTTTGGTGGAGGGGATGGAGTAGGGAACAGAATGGCAAATAAGTGGGGATGGTTCGCTTCAATATATCATCTGGCAGCTGGAGATGTATTAAAAATTAACGCTGTCACAGAGCTTAAAATGGAACAGGCATTGACATTCTTATGCTATGAATTAGACCTTTCTATATCTAAGAATAACAAAGACATAATAAAGTGAGATGATTAAAAATCAAGAGGAAACAACGCTATACAAATTGCTGAATGCGTTTGTGGTATATGGAGATGAAAATTTTCAAATCAATAGCACTGTAATAGGCCCAACAGAGGAAATGGACGTTGAAAAGATGGATGCAAGTCTTTTTCCAATTCTTTTTATTAATCCAAGCACCGCATCAATTGACAAAGGAGAAGCAGATATTTCTATTGAATTAATAATTGCCACACTTCAACCCAATGATCTCAAATCCAGAACATACGTATTAAGCAATATGTTCTATGTGATGAAAGATATTATTGCTCTGGGACATAATCACGCTTATGATGACACAAAATTCATTCCCAGATGTACAATGGAATTGCCAGTATCACTTGATCCCTTCACAGCAAGATTTGAAAATATGCTTGTTGGATGGTCTACACAGCTCACATTCGGAGTTGATAACACGAATGATGTTTGCCTGATCCCAATGTCATAAAATACGTTTATACAAGTGATTAAGCTCACAATCGACAATATTTCATATAACGCACCAACAACGAATGCGATTATGATGCGAGTGGCTAAACTTTGGAAGAAAAACGCTCTCCAGATGTTAAGAAGACAAGGACACAAAGCAACTGGAGCACTGGCAAATTCAATCAAAGTGGAATGGGATGTAAACCAAAACAGAGATGAATGGAGCATTGAACTGACTCCAAATGTAGCATATTGGCAATATGTGGATTCTGGTGTTGATGGCGTGTCAAAGAAATATAGTCGGGAGACTTTCAAATTCATGAACACAAATACAAAAACATTCAGCTTTACAAATAAGAAACCACCACTGTCAGCAATAATGGGATGGCTTAAAGTAAAAGGATATCAGGGACGTAATGCAAAAGGACAATTCATATCAGATAGATCATTTGGATTCTTAGTACAGAATGCAATCTTTCAGAGAGGACTGAAACCATCATACTTTATATCTAAGACTGGAAACAACATATTGAAGAAATACTCTGATCCGATTGCTTCAGCTGTTGCAGAAGATGTTGCAAATATCGTTGCATCATTCATCTAAAAATAAACACATAACCGAACACATTAAAAATGGCATACATTCTTTCACAGCAACCATCAGAAACAGATCTGACAAGTACACTCCAGCCAGTGATCTTTACAGTCAGTGATGTAGCATTCACTGGATTCAAATACAGATTTGCTCTGAAGATATCAAATGATGCTGGTCAGCTCCTCACAACACTTGCTCTTCAGCCAAACAATAATGATGCAGCATCTTTCAATATTGCTCAGGTATTAGACAGCTATGTCAAGACAACAGAGATACAAGTTCCAGATGATGAAACAAGCAATTCAGTACATAGGCTAGGAACAACAGATCTGTCAGAGATTTGTGCAAAGGGAGCATTTACAGCACGAAAGTTCACAGTGGATGTTGGATACATTAAATCATCAACATCGGGAGGATCAGTATCATATACACCAGTATCAATTGGAAACAAAGTCTTTGCAATCAGATGGTCTGGTCAGACATCAGACTTCTCCAACTGGAACGGAACAAAATTAAATGGATTGGATATTGGAAGCTATACAGCCAATTCTTTATCATTCAAACCTCCAATGCTGAGTGAGATCCCACAGAATGGAACAGATACATGGCCAGCTGGAACGATGGCAGCATCACCATTGTATAAAGACAATGTCACAATGAAATCATTCAGAACACTTGCCACACCTACTGGAACAGCAACTGGATTCGATCTGGACAGAAACCTAAACTTTTACAGAGTCAGAGTGATGAATGGAACAACACAAGTCGGAATTTTTGTGATTAATATTTCAACTGCTGGAGGCGTGGCATCTTCATCTGTTGGATCAGATGGTCTGATTAATTTTGTAGGAACTGGCCCAATTAATTTTAAACTACAAACAGCTAACACTGGACTTGCAACAGCTATTCAAGGCACTTGGACACATTACGATATTATTGCGAACCAGACAAGTACAGCATCAATTGAAAATCAGCTATCAGGGATATACAGATACACTTTAGTTCCTGAACCATGTTTGTATGATCAATTCACAATAGCATTTCTCAACAGAGCTGGAACATATGATTACATAGATGTATTGGGATCCCAAACAAATACAACCAAAGTGATCAGCAAAAATAAGTATGTTGGCAAATCAGGAAACTACATTGACACAAGTGCTACTGATGATTGGACATCATATGGAAGAAATGGAGGAACAACTTTCAGAGATGTGACATCCAAGAGAGGAATCAAAGCAAAGACTGGATGGTATGATGAGAGCAGAGATGTATTGATTGAGTCACTCACTGTCTCCAGACAAGTGGTTATGATCAACACAAAAGGTGATATCATTCCAATTGTCATAAGTGACACAAATTATCTTGAGAAAACCAGTCTGAAAAATAGGATGTTCCAGTATGATATCAATATCGAATTTGCTAAGGAAAGAGTATCATGATTGAATTACAAGCAAGAGTATCTGATCTGTATGACTGGCACACTTTAGAGCTCAGTGAAGAGGCTGCAATTCCTTTGACATATTCCTTTGCTGATCCAGAGAAATTGATGAGCAGAGAAGCTCCATATTCAGGAACGTTTCTGCTGCCATTCTCTAACATCAATAATGATTTCTTTGAGAATTATTTCATGATAGACCTTTCACAAGGGCCATGGAGCAATGACATTTTCTCACCAGAGAATCCAGTTCAATGCACTCTGTTGAATGATGGTGTTTCTTTGATTGAAGGAGTGTTGCAATTGATCAGTGTTTCAAAAACTGGACAAACATATCAATGTGCAATCACTGGTGGGGCTGGGGATTTGTTTACTCAGATGGGAAAAACAAAGCTGAAGGATATATTTTCAAATCCTCCCAATTATAAGTTCCTAATGACTGGGGCAAACGTGAAAGAATCATGGGAGCCAAACGGTGACATAACAGATGGAAATGTTGGTGCTGGAGTTATAAGGATTCCAATTGTAGATAAGGCTTTAAGCTCTGGTGGAAGATTGTTTGGAAATTCAGAATCTGGAGCTGGAGTATTTGCGCCAAATTATATACAACCAATGCATCTGCTGCCATGGATGAGTATTGATCATCTTTTCAGAAAGATCCTTTCATACTTTGGATTCTCACTTCAGAGTGCATTCATGAGCACGACAGTATGGACAAATTTGTACATGAGTTTAGCAAATGGAGCAAATGGAGTGAAAACAGTTCCGCACTATGGATTCAAAGTTGGTTTGCTCAGTGACATGTCACCATTTCCATCTGGAAACACATCAGTTGCAATACCATTTGATGTTTCAGCTGGAGCTCTGTTCTATGATCCAGATGATAACTGGAATGAAACAACACATGTATTCACTGTCCCAAATGATATGAATCTTGTTCTGGATCTGGGCATCAGATTTGACAATACACTTGTAACTGATTACAGATATATAACTTTTGAAATTGTCGCTGGCCCATCAACCATTTGGAGTCATTCAATATATGTTCCACCCAGCAGCTTTGATCTGTCTTCTTATCCACCATGGACATCAGGAATGCAAGAGGCAATTAATGTTCAAGCTGGATTTGAAATCCAATTGATTGTTTCAGGGAATTTGGAAGGTGTTCAAATAAAATCAAGTTCTGCTTCCACGTTTTTCAGATGGCTTTCATATGAATCAACATCTTTATCAAATACAGAGTGTGATACAATTGACAACTTGCCTGATATTACATGTTCTTCATTTGTCAAAGATCTGGTTCAGCGTTATAATCTCACACTTCTTCCATCTACGAGTCCACAAGAGCTCATACTAGAGCCATTAACAGACTATATTGCTTCAGGTGATGTGATTGATTGGACTGAGAAATTGGATCGCTCACAGCCGTTTGTTGTAAAACCAGCAACAAAACTTAGAAAGAAAAATATAACATTCAACGATGGAGAGGATGCTGACTGGCCCAACAAATGGCATGTGCAAGAATATGGATATCCACTGGGTCAATATTCCTTTACCAGCTCTGACACATATGCAACTGGATCTGTAAAGAATAGTTCTGTATTTGGAAATTTAGCTATTCAAACTTTGCCAACAGCTGACTGGAATGGATCTACACATCCAGAACTCATATATCCAAGACTGTTTGGAGAAAGCAATGGAGCACAAGTTCCAGTGGCACACAAACCTAAGATTGCATATTTCAACGGAAAACAGAGTTTAAGTCTTTCAAATTACTCATTGTATATAGACATAACACCAGTATCAGAATACGGCTGTATTACTCCTTTTCATAGTTTGCCAATAACAGATACAACGCAAACAACACTCTGGAGACAAACACAAAAACAAGCATCATCATCTCCATTGATTGGACAGCAATATGCTCAAGGACTGGTTCAGTCATATTGGAGCAAATATCTTGGACAGCTATATTCTCCAGATGCAAGACTTGTGACGTGCCAGATTGCTCTCACACCAGCTGATATGAATCTGCTGACATTTGATGATCGTATCTTCATTGATGGAATTTATTACAGAGTAATTGAGATCTCAGGTTACAATCCAGTAAATCCAAAATCAACAGCTGTCAAACTATTGAAATTAATTGACATTGGATCTGTGACTTTATATCCTACTAATGACTGTGATTTGACATATGTATCATCAAACATAAATGGAACAACAAATTGGGTTGATTCCGATGGTGTTTCTCAAGATCCAGTTCCATCATGTTGTGAGGCGGAAGGATTAACATTTCATATTGATAATGGAACACCAGCATGTTGGTGGAACTGGCAAACAGATGGGCCAACAGTTGATCCAACTGGAACTGCTGGAGATGATACTGATGATGACACATCAGGATTCTCAGGTGCTGGAGCAAGTGTATCTGGGATCCCTTCCAGATCTTTCTTTCCAGATACTCCGATTCCTATTGGAGCTCAACAAGGCACACATCTATTCAGACAAAGTTCCAGAAATTTCTCAATGCCAACAGCTATGAATGGCACAGCTGCATATTCTCGCAATGCAAACAATATTGGAAATAGCTCTGTGATGGAATTTCAACTGTTATGTGTGACAAAAAACACTGATGCTGTCACAGCTGGAATTGAAGGATCTTCCATCAGTGAGTTAGTCATGAGAGAAAATTCAATTGCTCATTTTAAAATCAATGCTCTTGGAGTTATATATGCAGCAGCAACAGCATCTGTTGGAGGCACATACTTTGTTTCACAGTCAATAGTTGTTAAGAGCTTTGATGGGATAATTTCAATAGTAGCATCCACAACAGATGAAAGTTCAAGAGATGCTGGATTGTCAGCTCCGACAGTGGCAATCACTGCGTCCTCTGTTCTTAATGTTCTGGATCTCTCTGTCACTGGGGAGGATGATATTCATACGTCATGGGTAATGGATGTGAATGTAGCATATATGAATATTGGAGGTACAGCCGTAATGGAAAACAACGGCCTTGTAACTGAGGCAAATGATTTCTTTATTTTAGAAAATAGCACAAAACTTGTAACTGAAGCAGCATGAGAAAGAACTACACAAAGAATATGTTTCACACTATTCCAAAGATCATTAAACTTGGAACTCTTTCTGATCATAGAACATACACGAAGGAGACAATCAGGTATTTTGGTTTTTATGAAGATACTGGATTCAAGGGTTTTTTCAGAAAGGTATTGATGGGAATAAAAGCAAAAATCAATGAGTAAAACAGCCACAGTCAAACTCAAAACAGAAGGAGTTACAAAGCTCACAACAGAGCTCAATAGTGCTTCGAAAGCTGCTGACAGCTTAGAAGGATCACTTGAGGGAGCAGCAACAGCAGCTGAGGATACTGGAGCTGCTTCAGATCAGATGTCAGGCGGTCTGGATCGTATGTCTGGAGGAATGGTCACAGCGTTCAAAGGAGCAGTGAAAGGAGCAAAGACATTTGTGATGGGATTGCGATCTGTGAAAGGAGCTATGATGGCAACTGGGATTGGTGCTCTTGTAGTTATTGTTGCCTCACTTGTGATGTACTTCACCAAGACAAAGAAAGGAGCAGAGCTGCTTGAAATCGCTTCTGCTTCTCTTGGAGTTGTGTTCGGTGTTATTGGTGACGTGGTTTCAGGAATTGGTGAAGCATTGGTGTGGGCATTCTCAAGTCCAAAAGATGCGATTGACAAATTGCTTGAAGCTGGACAAGGTGTTCTTGATTGGTTCAAAGATCTTTGGTCACTATACACGAAGTCAGTCAAACTTGTACTTCTTGGGGTTATGCAAGGAATGTATAAAGCAGCAATAGCAGCAAAGAAACTTTTCACACTAGGGATGGGTGACACATCTGGATTGGAATCAAAACTTCGTGCTGTTAAGAAGGAAACACGCGAAGCGAAAGAAGAATTAGCAGAAGCGGCAAAAGTAGTTGCAGAGCCATTTGTTGAGGCATTTGAAGCTGCGAAAGAGGCAGTAACTGACTTTGCGAAAAAGGTAGTGACAGCAGTTCTTTCAACACAAGCTCTGACAAAAGCATCAATTGCGCTCAGACAAGCAGAGAGGGATTTGCTTGTAACTGAAGCAAAAAAACTTGCGATTATAGCAGAGCAAGAAGTGATCTCAAAGGACATCACAAAATCCTTTGAAGAACGAATGGCAGCAAATAAACTTGCTCAACAAACAGAGGCATCACTTCATGCTGAACGATTAGCGAATGCGGAAGAAGCATTGAGGATACATCAGGAAACAATTGCTATCACCGAGAGCCTTGAGGAAGACTTTCAAAAGGAAGCAGAACTTGAGGCTGCTGCAATAAACTTGAGAACTCAATCAGCAAAACTCAAGAAGAAATTTGTGGTTGAGGAAGCTATGCTGAAAGCTCAGATGGCAGCTGAAGGGAAAGCAATAGATGATGCAGAGCTGTTGAGGATTGCCACTTTGAAAGCAGCAACACAATCCAAAGAACAGAATGAGATTGATGCAGTGGCTTTGAAATATGAGGCACTCAATGTGATGGCAAAGGGCAATGCTGAAACTGAGAAAGCATTGAAGGAAAAACAAGATGCAGAGCTCTTGGCGATCACAGAAAAATATACTGTGAAGGAGAAAGAAGTTGTTGAAAAAGCAGAGAAAACAAAGGAAGAATTAAGGAAGAATACTATTGATTCAGTTCTTGCAATGACGAATGCTGCATTCTCTTTATTCAAAGCACTGGATCAGGGACGTGAAGATGATGATGAGAAAACAGCTAAGAAGAGATTTGAAAGAGGAAAGAAAATGCAGATGGCATCTGTGGTCATGAGTACAGCATCTGCTATTATAGCAGCGTTATCAGCTCCGCCAGTGGGTCTTGGTGTTCCAGCTGGGATCCCAAGTTCAATCACTGCTGGACTAACTGGAGCAGCATCACTTGTTTCCATTGCCAAAACTCGTTTTGATGGAGGATCAACATCTATTCCAGACGCACCAAATCAAACAGCTGCATTGATCCCTGACACATTTGCTCCATCTGATACATCTGCTGCAAGTGTTGAATCCCTTACAGATAAACCAATCAAAGCGTTTGTAGTAGCACAAGACATGACATCACAACAAGAAATGGACGCAAACCTTTTACACCACGCAACATTATGAAAACAATAGAATTATTAATTGATGAAGATCTTGAACTGACTGGAATAACAGCAGTGAGTTTGGTTCGCTTTCCAGCAATAGAAGAAAATTTTGTATTCTTCAACAGAGGTGACAGATATGTCATGGCAAAAATTGACGAAGCTAAGCGCATGTTGATTGGGCCAGCTCTCATTCCAGAGAAGATGATCCCAAGATACAATGAAGAAGCAGACGAAGAATATGAAGTGTTCTTTTCAGTTGAGACAGTCAGGCAAGCATCACAGCTGTATATGAAAGAGGAAAGAACGAACTCACACACATATGAACATGTTGATGATGTAGATGGACTGACAGTCGTTGAGTCGTGGCTGATTGAAGATCCCAAACGTGATAAGGCATCACTATATGGCTTTGACAAATTGCCAGTTGGAACATGGATGTTAGCAATGAAGATCAACAACGAAGAAATGTGGAATGCTATCCTGAAAAAAGATGTGCGTGGTTTTTCTATTGAAGGATATTTCACTGATGAATTAGTGAAGGCCCAAAAGATTGAACACAGATCACCATGTCCAAACTGTCCAAAGGATGAAGAAACGCTGGAGCTCTTGAAAGCTCTTGTATTGGAAGAAATGGAAGCAGTGATGACATTGGATGGGAAACCTCTCTGGAGCTCTCAGGAGGAAGCAGAGCTATATGGAGAGCTGTTAAATAGTTGTATTGGATCACATGAAATGACTGTGAATGATACAGTGCTTTATATGGCTTGTGAAGAGCATGCAAAGGGGACAGAATAGAAGTAAACATATATCCATTTGAACAAGCAATATCATGAGCAAAACAATAGACAAAATTCGAGGACTTTTAAACCTCCCAAACCTTACCAAATTCTATGCAGAAGCAAGATTGGATGATGGTCGTCTCGTAGTCACTGAGGCCGAATCTATGGCTGTTGGAGTTGAGATTTCTGTGATGTCTGACGAAGGCAATGCAGACGTACTTGAGGATGGCACATATGCTCTGGAAGATGGAACTGTTCTTATTGTACTTGATGGTCGAATTACTCAATTAGGAGAAGAAGAACCAGCAGTTGAAGAAGAAGTTGAAGTGGAAGTTGAGCTTGCTGAAGGAGATGAAGCTGATGTTCAGGATTGGGCTGGAATGGAGAAACGCATTCAGAATCTGGAAGATGCTGTTGCCGATCTCAAAAGTGATAAGGTAGAGGCATATGAAGATACAGACGAAGACGAGAAAATGTCTGAGTTAGCATCTGAAATCAATGCAGCATTTGAACATGTTATGGAACGTCTTTCAGCAATGGAAAATGAACCAGCATCACAAGGTGTGAATCACTCACCAGCTAAAAACAAAAACAAGGACATGGATCAAGAGACATTTTCATCATTGAAAATATCTGACAGAGCACATGCAATTATTTCAAACTTCGCAAAAAACTAAAATGAAGTATATCAAAAAAACCTCATTCAATGCAGAGGATAAAAGCATTGCAAAGAAGCATGAATTTGATGGCCCAGCATTAACAACTCCAACATACGCTGGAGAGTTAGCTTTGCCATTCGTGAGTGCTGCCTTGAAAAGTGGTGCTACTCTGGCAAATGGATGGATCAGAACTATTGACAATGTATATTACAAAGCTGTAATAAACTCAATCGAAGGTGCTTCACTCATTGTTGATGCAACATGTGATTTCACAGATGGTGGAACTGTAACTATTGCAGAGAACATTCTTGTGACAAAGGAACTCGCTGTGAATATTGATCTGTGCAAATCTACAATGCGTCAATCATGGTTAGCAGCTGAAACTGGAAACAGTCTCAACTCAAATATGCCAGTGG